AACCCTAAAACTAATCATTAATGAAACTTCAAACATAACAGTTAAAGCCACTGCTTATAATGCTGTACCAGAACAAACCGATAATGAACCAGATGTAAATGCTTGCAGGAAATACCCTAGAATCGGAAGGATAGCTGTTAGCCAAGATTTATTTTATAAGGGTTGGACTTGTGGTAAATGGATTTCAATTCAGGGGTTAGGTATATTTCAGATTGATGATGTGATGCATGTTAGGAAAACTAATCAAGTGGATATAATAATGGAAAAGGTAAAAGAAGCTATTGATTTTGGGGTTAAAAAGAATTTAAACGCTGTTCTATTGAGTCATTATGGAAAAATGTAAAATCTATGATACGAATAATCCAGATGATATGAAAGACCTAGAGTTAAGATATAATGTTGCTCATATAGAAAAAATAAAAGGCATTATGGAAGTGCTTGTAAAAAAAGAACAGGAGAAAAAGAAACATGAATTTAGATCAGGAGACTGCTGTCCTAAATGTGGATCAATTAATTACTATCAATCAGGCACTTGTAAAACCTGCCATGATTGCTCTTATGCCGGGGGTTGTGGATGATGGAAGGAAAAACAGAAAGTATAATTTGTAAGGCATGTAAATCTGAATTTAGAGTTAAATCCCTTTCAGCTGTTGAAATGGATCTATTAACTTGTCCTGTTTGTAATAACAGTAAAAATAAAGATTTAATAGATGCTATGAAAGAGATAGTAACTGATGATAAAAAAATGTGGAAATTTATTGATTTAATGCGTAAATTTGGAGGTTATTAATATGAGTAAACTAGCATTATTTGGAGGAACACCGGTTAGAAGCACACTATTTCCTAATCAAGCTGGAATAGGAGTAGAAGAGAAAGCAGCAGCACAAAGAGTGTTAGATACTCAGATGTTAAGCGGTTACAGGGGGAACGCTAGTGCGTACAGAGGCGGGGTTAAAATTCAAGCATTAGAAAAAGCTTGGTCTGAAAAGTTCGGTAATAAACATAGTATAGCTATTAACAGTTGTACTTCTGCCTTGCACGTTGCTTGTGGAGCTATAGGATTGAAACCAGGGGATGAAGTCATAGTAACCCCTTACTCTATGACTTGTTCAGCTACAGCCCCTTTATTGTGGGGGGCTACTCCTGTTTTTGCTGATGTGGAAAAAGATTATTTTTGTCTTGATCCTGAAGATGTAGAAAGAAAGATCACTGATAAAACTAAAGCTATTATTGCCGTGGATATTTTTGGGCAACCTTTTAGTGAACAAATTATGGAAATAGCTGAAAGGCATGAATTATGGGTAATAGAAGATGCAGCTCAAGCTGTTGGGGCTTCTAATGAATATGGACAATTTACGGGTAATCTAGGCCATATCAGTTGTTTCTCTTTTACTCAAGGTAAGCATCTAACAGCGGGCGAAGGTGGTATGATAACCACTAATGATGATAATCTAGCAGAACGTTGCCGTTTCCTTTTAAATCATGCTGAAGCGGTTGTTAATGATATAGCTGATTGGCAGACAAGCCCTTTAACAGATTCAAGAAAAGAATTGTGGGGTTTCAATATGAGAATGACTGAAATCCAAGCCGCTATAGTTCAAGAGCAGTTGAAAAAGCTGGATTTCTTTATTGGTAAACGACAGGAAAATGCTGAATATCTATCTAACGCTTTAGAATATTTATCGCCTATTGAAGCCGGAATAACCAGACCTAACTGCACTCATACATACTATTGCCAGCCGTTTTTATATGATCAAGAAGCAGCTGAAGGAATCCACAGGGATGTTTTTATTAATGCGGTTAAGGCTGAATTAATGCCAATGAGAGGAAGAGAATCTGAAGGGGTTAGAATGGGAAACGGTTATATTAAACCGCTTTATCGTATGCCTATTTTTGCTGATCGATATATTCCGGTTGAAAGAACTTCATTTATTACTTATGATCCTATTTACCCTTTACCAAATGTTGAAAAGCTATGGAAAGATGAATTATTTTTACATTTATATTTAGCCCCCCCAACTTCCAGAATGGATTTAGATGATATTATTGAGGCATTTAACAAGGTTTGGACAAATCGTGCTGAGCTGCATCAATGCTTAAACCATACCATAAAAAAGGGTAATTGAAATTAATTTATAGCCTTAAACAGCGTTTTAAATACCTTTAAATCCAATAACAAGTTTCTTAATACGATTACATTAACTAGATTGAGTTTTAAAGTTTAACAAGTTTTATAGTTTAAACGGGTATAGAAGGGTTGAGGTTTTAAAAACTTTTTCAACTAATAGTAAGAGGTGGGTTTAAAACAAATCGATTTAAGCCCCCTTTAAACGATTATTTTTTGAGGTGAAAATGATATATAAAAACGGAATCAAGGTTGATAAAATAGAGTTAGTAACTAAAGATGAAATTATTTGTCATCTGCATTTATCAAACGGAAAGGTGTGGAGCTGGAAACCTAAAAAAATTGATCCAGCTATTTTATATAATAAAGGAAAGTTAGAAGTGTTTTGTGTTAGCGTAATAGGATTGGCTTTTAAAGCTCTAAGCAAGGAGATGGAAAAATGATCAAATTAGAAAAGATGAGCAACAAGCAACCAGAATTAGACTTGATAGCAGAATGGAGAAATCAAACCCTAATCAGCTTACGGTCTAATGATTTAACCGCTAAAGGGGATTCCCAAACCAAATGGGTTAATGGGTTTGGGTCTAGTGAGAAGTATTATTTTATTTATATTGATGATAAATTAATTAGGGGAAATTCATATAAAGACACTTATGCTTATTTAGCCGGTTATTGTGGGTTAGATAAAATTGATCCAGTTAATAAAACGGCTGAAATGGGATTATTAATTAATCCTAAAGCGCACAAAAAAGGATACGGGACGGCAGCTATTAAAGCTCTTTTAGAATTAGCGTTTTTAGGTTTTAATCTTAATTGTATTTTCATCGAGGTTATTAATACAACTGATAACCATTTATTCTGGGAGAAGCAAGGATTTGTATATGAAGGTTATTTAAGGCAACGACATTTTAAAGCTGGTGATTATTATACTTCAACAGTGGGCTCTATCCTTCAATCAGAATGGAAACAAAAACAAAATAAAGATGGGTATAACTGGGAAGAAATACAGGGAGCTTTATCATGATTGAATTTTTTGCTGAAATAGGTTCAAACTACACCACTAAAGACGGCCCTAGTTATGATAGGGCTTTAGAATTAATAGAAACCGCTGCTGAAATAGGCTGTACGGGGGTTAAGTTTCAATATTTTAAAGCTGATAAGCTATGGCATCCTAGTATGGTTAAGGAAATAGTGGCCGCTAGATGGCGTGAATTGCCTTTAGAATGGGTTAAGCCCCTATGTTTTCATGCTCACAAGTACGGTTTATTATTCGGCTTATCAGTATTTGATAAAGATGATGTGAAAGAGGTAGAATCTTATGTGGATTATTTTAAGATAGCTAGTTTTGAGATTAGCTTATTTGATTTAATTGAAAAATGTTATTTAACTGGTAAAAGGTTGATGCTTAGCACCGGGCAAAGTGATAATATGGAGATTATGAAAATAATTTCTAATCTGCCATTTACTTTAAATGAACCTACTATTATAGATATCCTTCATTGTGTTAGTAAGTATCCGGCTATGGTTGAAGATTGTAATCTAAATATTATTAAATCTAATCCTTTTATTAATGGGTATTCTGATCATACAAAACACCCTATGGCTATTTACGCATCAATAGCTTTAGGAGCTAAAGTTATAGAATTTCACTTAGATTTTCGGGATAAAAAAGGATTAGAATATAGCCATAGCTGGATCCCTGGACATGCGATATTAATGATAGAAGCTTCTAAAAATTTATATAAAGCACTAGGCACTGATAATTGGGATGAAATTATTAAATTACAAGATAGGAAATATAAAGCTGATCCTGAAACCGGTTTAAGAGGGGGATAAATGAGTGAATCTGTATTTAAAAATAAAACTGTTGAATTATTAGATACTGAATACCTACCTAGTAAATTATTTCAACCTTCAACTTGGTGTAAATCAAAAACAGTTATAAAAGGAAAAGGAAAAATAATAGAATTAAGGGAATCAACTATAACCGGTCCTGATAGTAGAATACCTTCCACCACTATATTTGAAGCTATTATTTTAACTGATGAAGGGGAATTATTACTAATACCTTCTCATAAATTTAGGGTTATTAATGATATTTAAAACTGAAGGTGTTATAAAAGCCACGTTAACCGCTATCAACCGTAGAGGGAAAAAGACAGCTGATTGGGTAATAGAAGATGAAGCAAACGCTTGTGATAGTTGTTTAATTTGTAATCATTATAAATATAACCATGATAATATCAAGTTATTGAAAAACACTTTTATCCATATTTGTCTGATAAAAGCTCCTGAATTTATTGACCTTACACCACAACTTTATCCAGCTCAATTAAACACTAGCTGTCAATACTTTTCAAGGAGGGCTTTAGGATGATAAGATTATATATTAAAGTTGATAGTAGTTCTAGCTGGACTTATTACGGCATGGTAACAGCTGATAGATTAGGTGATGAGCTTTCAAGATTAAACCAAACTTTTTACGCTGCTAAATGTGAAACGGGGGAAATATGAAATGGATGGAATTTCCAGAACAAACTCATTTACTAGGCAAGCCTGATAATATGACTGATGAAGAGTGTGGGGCTTTGCCGGTTTATTGTGATGGTAAAGTTTGTATTTCAAAATGGGAATTAAGTGATGAAGAGAAAAAACATGTTGCTGAAAAGGGTTATGTATGGCTTAGAGTATTAAGTGGATTCTCACAGCCACCGGTATTAATTGAAGCTACTGAAACCGTATTTTTACACCCAGAGGATATAAATTGAAATGAAATATTTACTTATTATTTTAGCCTTGTTTATAGTTGGTTGTGAAGCCTCGAACACCACAAATAAATATTATGATACTGAATATGGTCCTGTAATATGGAGCCGTTATTATTGTGATTTTGGGGTTTTATTAAACACGGATAAATTAACTGTTATCGGAAAAGATAATAGACCTATAAAATGTAATCCAGCTCCTATAGAATTAACTAATATAGAATTTGAAACGTTTTATCAAAACAAAAGGTTTAAATGACTGATATTAAAGGAAAAGAGGTATTGATAACTGGAGGAACTGGATCTCTAGGAAAAGCCCTAACAAAAGCATTAATTCCATTAAAACCAAAAGGAATTAGAATATTTTCTAGGTCAGAATTAAACCAATTTAATATGCAAACAGAGTTAAAAGACGTTGATTTGCCTATTTCATATATCATAGGGGACATTAGAGATAGGGACAGACTTACAATGGCTTTTAAGGGGGTTGATTACGTTGTTAATGCAGCAGCAATGAAACGTATAGAAGTATGCGATTCAGACCCGTTAGAGTGCCTTAAAACGAATGTAAGCGGTGTTTCTAATGTTGTTAGTGCTGCTTTGGATTGTGGCGTTAAAAAAGTCCTACAAGTTAGTACGGACAAAGCGGTTTATCCTACTACTTTATATGGAGCTTCTAAAAAGTGCGCTGAGGATTTGATTATTAATGCGAACACTTATTCAGGAGATGGAAACACAAGGTTTATGGCTGTTAGATATGGCAATGTTTTGGGTTCTAATGGTTCCGTTTTAGGAATATTTTTAAAGCAGATTGCAGCCGGGGAGGATTTAACCGTTACTAATGAAAACATGACTAGATTCTGGATTACTTTGCCAGATGTTTGTAAATTTATTATCACTACTTTAGGAACTTATAAAAGTGGAATCCATATTCCTAACATGATCAGCAGTACAATTTTAGATTTAGTATTTACGTTGGAACAACTCCATAAAAAGGAATTAAACTGGAACCATATCCCAACACAAACAAATGAAAAGAAACACGAATCACTAACCACTATTGAAGAATCAGAAAGGATAGTTCAAGGGTTAAACCGGTTTGTTATCAATTCTTATAAAACTGTAACTGATGATAAAGCTCCAACTAATTGGACTTATACTTCTGATGGGGAATATTCAAAAAACCAAGCTAGTAAAAGCTTACTCAAAATGATTAAAGAGGTGATAGGATGAAAAAATATCTAGTAGGAAAAAGAATATCATTGCATGGTTTGGATGCAGATCAGCTGAAAGGTGATTATTACGATTGGATGGATGATTTATCTTTAGATTTATTTACAACTCGTTCTTATTTCCCAAATAATATGAAACGGATGTTTGACTATTATGAACACGCTTGCACTAATACTAATTTAATTTTACTCGGTATTTTTGATAATGAATCAGGAAAGCATATAGGCAATATAACCTTTCAAGAAATAGATTGGATTAATCAAACCGCTTTTATTGCTTACATGTTAGGAGATAAAGATTTTACAGGTAAAGGTATTATTCCTGAAGCCTGTTTAATGATGATGTATTATGGTTTTAATAAGCTTAATTTTGAACGGATTTGGGGTGGCGTTGTGGCGGATCATAAAGCATCAAAAAGAGTATGTGAAAAAGTTGGTTTACAAGTAGAGGGGTGTCAAAAAGAACATTTTAAACGTAACGGGAAACGTTATGATTCATTACTTGTAGGGGCTTTAAGAGAAGAGTGGATGTTTCTTTATGGCAAACAAGCTAAAGAATTATTTCAAGAATTACCAATCTAAGGAGCAAGATGGGTGAAAAATATACTGAAGTAAATTGTACTGATAAAATAAAAATACCCCCTTGGCCTGTTTCTTTTATTTGTGGAAAAGAAGCAATAGAACATTTTGGTATTTATGCGCCTAAATATGGGGTTGTAGTCTATTTAATTCATCAAGATGAGATAGGGGACTGGTTGCCTACATTTCCTGAATCAAACACTATTTGTGCTTATTGTGTACCGGATGGAAATACTTTTGCTGACTTCATAGAATCCTTTACTGAAAATATAGGCTACGGTATTTCGGAATTAAAGCCGTATAAATTTATAAAACTAGAAGGAATTAATGACTAATTATAAAAAGAATTTAGAAGCTATTAAAGCTAGAACCCCTGATTTTGCTAAGGCAATTGAAGAGGATAAAGGGGTTGACTGGATTGATGAAATTTCAGCTGGTATGGGAGCTAACGTGGTAATAAGAACCGGGAATAAACCGTTTATAATTAATGGGGATTTCCCAATAGTTGAAGCAAAGGACAAGGCTAAGGAAAACGATTATCATAATGATGCTGCTACGGTTATTTTCGGAATAGGAACCGGGTATTTTACAGCAGCGGTAATAAAAGAAATGAGTAAAAGACATGTTATAGTTATTGTAGAGCCTGTTTTTCATATGCTTAAAATAGCTTTAAGGTTAAACGATTATTCTGAAGCTATTAAAAATGGAAGCTTATTGTTTGCCTGTACTAGAGAGGATTTAGACTATCAGCTATCCTTGATTGAAGCCGGGAAAACTATAACACAATGGTTTCTACCGGTTGAGGATTATGTTAATAAAAGACCTGCTGAATATAGCCATTTGCTGAACCATGTAATGATGCTGATTACTCAGCTTAAATCTAATACGGGTACTATAGCTGGAGCCGGGGCTTTAATTGCTAAAAATGATATCACTAATTTACCTTTTGTGATTAAGCATCGTGGGGTTGCTGAGCTTAAAGATATTTACAAAGATAAACCAGCTATCTTAGTTTCTACCGGCCCTAGTCTTCAAAAAAATATTCATTTACTTATTGATAAAGAGGTTCAGAAACGCTTTATCATTATTGCGGTTGGTCAAGCATTAAGGGTGCTTTTAAGCTATGATATCAAACCTGATTTTATTTGCTCTGTTGATTTCGGTCCCGTTAATTTTGGTCATTATAAAGGCTTACTTGATATTAAAGATATACCGCTGGTTACCATTAATCGTACATATCAGCCAATTATTAAACACTGGGAGGGGCCGAAATTTATATCTGTCAGCCTGGATGGAACATCAACGGGTACTCTGTCAGAATTTATGATGCATAAGGGTGGATTGCTTCAGGGTGGTTCTGTTAGCCATATGAATCTAGGACTTGCTGTTAATATGGGCTGTAATCCTATTATAATTTTAGGACAGGATTTAGCCTATACTGATGATGATCGCTCCCACCATTCGCTAACTGATGAAGCCGGTAAAGTGGATATTCAAAGTGATAGTATCATTTGGAAAGTGGATGATCCTAGGTCAGAAATCCAAGGTGAACACTCGTTAGGGCCTTTACAGTGGGTTAATGGGTATTATGGACAACCAGTTAAAACTAATGCTGGTTATGTTTCTTTTATTAGTACCTTTGAAAGGATGTTCAGAAGCTTACCTGATACTACTTTTATTAATGCTACTGAAGGTGGGGCTAAGCTGGAAGGGGCTGAAGCTATGACCTTAGAAGAGGTTATTGAAAAGTACACTGGTTTGTTCCCTGATGAAAATATAAATGTAGTTGATATATTGAAAGGGGTTGAAGAACACTATATGCTGCAAGTTCCTATCAATAAATCAGTTCTAACCCCACTATTAACAGAAGTAGACAACGGAAAAGAATTAGTTAATAAAGCTGTTGATCTAATGAAGGCTGATATTGATGATATAAAAGAAATCATTAAACAGTCTCAACGATCCTTAGTCTTACTGAAACGGTTAAAAGGAAAGAATGTAGACCGAAAGAAGTTTGCCAAAAGATTAAATGAGAATTATGAAACCACAATAGCAGCTAAAAAGTTAGTGGATAAAAACCCTTTGATTGCTATGTCAGTATTTTGGGCTGGGAAAGCTATTGCACAAAACCGTTATAGTACAGCTAGACAGGATATCAAGGATAAATTAGATGATAAAAACAAGTCTGATTTAAGCTTTTTCTATACTAAAGAAGGGAAAGAGGTATTGAAAATCAGGATTGAAGCTAATGAAATAGTAATGAGGGCCAGCAATGACAAGGCTAAAGACTTATTAAAGGATTATGAAGAAACGTTAATTGAAATGGAATATCTAAAGGATAATGAAGAGTTAAAACCTTTTGAATCTCTTAATCCTGAACCTTTTTTAGATGATGCTGAAGAGTATTTTGATAATGGTAATTGGGGCCATAATCTGATTGAGGCTAAAAGGATTTTAAAAACTAAAAATCTTGTTGAATATTTAATGGGGGATGGAAAAGAAAAAGATGAACTTATAGATAAAGCTATAGGTATTGATTTGCATTGTTCAGAATACCGTAAAGACGCTGTAAACAAAGCAATAGAAGAATACGATCGATCAGGAAAAGACAAGATAATTAAATATAATCACTTTATAGAATTAGCTCATAAAGAAGGCCGTAACCAAAAAGAAGGGGTGCCAGAAAAAAGAAACTTTCAAAAGTCATTAGGTTATCTTCTTAAAGCTGCTGAATTTGATCCAGACCGTCCAGAAGCTAAGTGGGGTATAGCCACCACTTATCATGGCATAGGGGATATAGAACAAGCAAACGGTAATCTAACAGAAGCAGCAGCTATGCAGGATAGATCAATAGAAGCTTATAAGGAATTAATAGAAAAATACCCTGATAACACTCAGTTTAAATTTGAATTAGGTTTAGTATATTTACAAGTAGGTTTCGGGGCTGATGCTGATAAACTGTTTAATACTATTTTTACCTTGACTGATAGTTATGATTGGTTTCTTAAATCGTTGGCTGAATTATATTTTAATGCTGATATGATTGAAGAGGCTAAAGTGGCTATTGATTTGTATTGCAGTAAATTTGAATTTGATCCAAGGGGATTAAAACTTAAAGAGGAGATATATGATAACAGCACAAGAAGTAAGTAAATTAAGAAAAGCAACCGGGCTGCCTATGATGGCTTGCAAAAAAGCACTTATCTCTTCAGAGGGTAATTTTGAAAAAGCTGTTGATTTCTTAAGAAAGGATCAGAATAAAAAAATAACAGTTAAGAATTATACGGGGAAGTCAACCGGTATTTATTGTTTTTCTGGATTCAGGGGTAATATTATTAAAGAGAAAGGAGCTGTCTGTTCTCAATGCGGGGTTTTTATAAACCAAAAAGACATACCAGCACATAACCACAATTCAGATCGTTTTAAACACCCTTAAAACGCATAAAGCCGGTTAACCTATACCTTAGTATTAAATCAACCGGCTTTTAAATCCTCATTAGCTCTATCCACCTTCTAACACTATTTCCAGCCTATCTTATTTAGAAATCCTGTTTTACCTGTAGTCAAGGCCAAAGCATCAACTACTTTTTGAATATTAGCTACCACTTTATTGTCAGTTTCGTTCGGTGTAATTTTAGCAATCACACTAGCTAAAGCTATCACTGAAGGTAAAACCGGCCAATACAAACAAATTATTTCCCACATAATTACTCCTTAAATTTTAATCAAAATTATCCACCATCTTTACCACCGCAACCAAATATAAACAAAAATCAAAGTAAACGATTATTTAATATGGTTTTTCATAGATTTCTGTCAGCTCATTAGCTTTTAATTGTATCCTCCATTCATTTCTAGCCGTTACCCATTCAGGTACATTAGCTGGATATGGGGGATCATTACTAACATGTTTTTCTGATAAATTTAAATAATTAATTAAAGTTTGGTTCTGTGATTCTAAAGCTTGTTCATTATCTTTTAATTCTTTTGCTGCTAGTTCTTCGGCGTTGTAAGCCTCTTCAATCTCGTTTCCTTCTGCTGCCCATGCGAGCATTGCGGCCCATCGATACGGCTTGTTTTTCTCGTTGAATTCTATTTTATTTCCGAATTCGTCTATTTGCCACATCCACCCCGCTGCTGCTGATTTTTTATATTTCATTTTTTATTTATGGAATGATGGTTTTTTATCAAGTACGGGTTCACCCCAATATATTGCGAATACCCCGGCAGAAGCTAGGGTAACAGTTAATCCGCTTGTTCCCGCGTTTGTTCGGCTTTGAGTCGTTGTAATTGTTCCGGGTTCGTCGGCGCTTATTGCTTGACTGCCGCCTGCCCTAAACTGAACACCGGTAAACGCTATATCCGCATTAGTGGACGAGGTGAAAGACGTTGCTACGTTAAATTTAAATTTCCAATATCCCCGCCCAGTCCAATCGTTTTCTTGTAAAACAGCACCAAAGGCAATGGAAATAGCCAATCCAGCTCCTCCTGTTATGTCAAAATCGGCTCCGGTTAACGCGCCCGTATAATTTTTTACCTCCTGAATCTGAGTATAAGTCGAATCATCAAGATTAGAACCTGAATTATTAAAAGCTGCTCCTATTCTAGCTTTAAAAGCCGTTCCTAACCCTACAGGAGACAAAGCTCTAATCTTATAATCTTCACCACTAACAAAAATATCAGCAACTAATGACAAAGTATGTAAATCATCAACAGCCGTTACAGTTGTTTGAGTTAAATCAGTTGTATTGTAAACTATATCACCAACTTGAACTTTATCAGTTACAAAATCAGCCCCTGAATCAACCAATTTACTAGCTGTTGTCCCGTCTGTTGTACTTTCTAAATCTGGCACCATCAATCTAGTACCACCACTATCAATCCATAACTGATACCAAGTTGAAGCTTTCTCAGTAGTGCCGGCCATTAAATCAGTAGCGATATTAAAAGTAGTATTTAAATCATCAATATAAGCTGGAACACTACTAGTATTTAATAATGATAACCTCTTAGCATCGGCATCTACAGTAGTTATTGAAGCAACATCAATGATTAAATCTTTAGATTCAAAATCAACTTTAGGGCTGTTAGGAGAATTAGCAGTTATTAAAGCTAATATAGCATTATAAGCCTGTTGATTTGTTTCTGTAGCTGCTGATTTAAGAGTTAACCCGGCTGTTTCAATAAGATAAGCTAACTCTTCTTGAACCGTATTCCGGTCAGCAGCGTCTATCGTGGTTCCTGGAGGCCCATCAGTATATTTATTTAAGCCTCCTACTACTATTTTATTATCGGCTTCTGTTCTATGCATAGTTTATAATCTCCTTATCTCTCAACCGCTGCCCAACCTGGATCAAAACGGAAAACATCTGTTAATTTAGTTGTGTAGTCACTAGCCTGCATTTCTGGATAACCAATCATATACATAGTAGACATTAAACCACCGGAACAAGTTGATAACTTACCAGCATCACCACTATCAGCATACATAAATTTGCCGATTCCTTCAGACCATTGAACAGAACAAGCAGCACATTTAGCTAATCCTTTCCTAAGAACATTACCGAAAGTAGAAGCTGTATAAGAATCTAAAGCCATTGCTACTGTAGTGATTTGACTGTATTCCAATGGCAAACTAAGCAAAGCATAAGCACCTGAAGCCCCTCTAACAAGTACATCACCAAAAGAACAAGCTTCAGAAATCAGGACTGAATAATCAATCCAACCTCTACCGCTTCTATCAGCTGTTATAAAACTTCCATCAGGTTGTTTCCAAAAATCCCCAACGTTAATAAATTCCCCATTCATCAATGTAACTAAACCATCCCGTAAATCTTGAGGACTAATTTGACCAGTAACATTATCTGCAAAAAGAGCCAGTAAAGCGGCTCTAGTTCTTTGTGTGTCTGCCATTTAAAAGCTCCATTAAGCAGGTTTAAAATAAAAACAAAACAAAATCATTCTTTTTTCTTTAACTCTTCAAGCTCTTTTTTCAGCTGTTCAATTTCCTGAATCAAAGGTCCCTCTTTTGACTCTTGGATAGTTGAATAGCCCACTAAACCGTTTATACTTCTTAGTGCTTGTGCTAATTCTCCCAGTGTTTTATCAGCAAATTGCTTCACTGGAATTTGCTGCAATGTGTTTCCGAAATCGTTCGCTAGTGCTTCACCTATTTTAAAATTTTTCATTTTTATTTGCGTATTGTTTTGTTTAAGGGGCCGACATGTTGCCGTCAGCATCTACAACCACGTTTCTGCTTCCGATTCCCGCCAGTGATGCAACCTTAACCACGCCAGCCTCACTTATTGACATGCGTAATTGAGGAGAATTGTTCCCGGCTGGACTAGTCAGAAAGTGCAGCCTACAAGTTGAGGGGTATTGATCAGCTGTTTTTGCTCCCATCTGTGCAACTATAGACGCCCCTGCGTAGTGCGCATTGTTGTCTAAGTCTTCCCACGCAAAATGCAAGGCCGCTGTGTTGTCTGTTGTGTCGTTTGTGTTTGATATGACAAAACAGGCATTATTATTGCTGATAGGGTTTGTTTCGGATGAATTACCAGTTACGATTGACTTAGTTTGACCATAAGCGCCAGTGAATAAGTTTGGATTAGTTGTATTCACTAAAAAATATGCACCCGCTAATTTTAAATAATTATTAGTATCGTCAAAAGTGAGCAACGGTCCTGCCGCTTGTCCAATTGTGCCACCGTCAGGGATAACCCTTAAATCTGTTAGAGTGATTCTTCCATTATCCCCACTAAATATACCAACTAATTCATCCGTATCTAATGCCACACCGGCTGCTATTGATGTGAAACTACTAAACTTTGTTGTCATTTTATACCGTCCCCTCAGTTACTATCATTACACCCGATTCCGTTATTAAAATATCATTAGATTCAGTTATTAAATAATTAGATAGGTTAATATCAAACCCAAAACTAAAACCTACGTCAAAACCACCTAAGAAAACTATTGTTTGGCTTGGTAACGAATCAAATCCAGTATCAAAACCAGAAGAAAAACCAGCCCCTTGTAATGCTATATTTAGAATTGTATGAGCTGGTTTATATTTATTAGCAAAACAAAAAACAGTATTAATTAAATCTGAAACCTTTTGTAACGCATCACCGCAAGCAGCTTCCCCGCACCTAGCTATAATAGGGGTTTCATCTGTGAATATTGTTAGGGTCCAATAAAATATATTAGCTGTTGGCCCTATAGGATCGCCACAAGCAGCCAATCCACACCAAGCCGGGGTATGCTCTGTGATCGTGGCTGTATAACCATATTTAGCCGCTATAGCTATGAAATAAGGCTTACTCTGCCCCCCTGTAGCCGTTAATTTTGAATTAGCTGATAACCTACGTTCATTCAACGATAGAGTATAATCCCTAGTACATTCATCAGGCAAAGCTAACTCGAATTCATGATCTTCTATTAATTCTGTAGTATATAAAGTGTTTCTTTCCCTTAATAAAACTTGCGCTCTATCATCTATCCTAGCTAGTTCATCAGCTTCAGCATAAAGATATTCAGTTAATCTAGCAGCTATAGCCCTAGACCAGACCTTTCCCCTCGGTAATAAAGACTGTAAAAGCCTTAAATAATCTTTAGATGATCTGGCCATTAGTAATTACCAAAAGTATAAGTGCCAGGAATATGAACTTCTGTTTGGGCTGCCACTATATCAGCAACAGGACTAGTAATTTTAAAATATTCTAAATCAGTTGCTCTAGCTATTTCCTTTTGAAGCTGTGATAAATAAACCGTTTCCCCCGGCCCCCCATAAGTTACTAAAGCATCATCAATTATATCCGAAACCGCATTATTAACAGCGACAGTATTCGGATAGATTGATATTGATAAATCCACTGCTTTAGTTGATAGCGTAATCATAAATAAACCCGGTTGAGCTGTAACCGGAATACCTACTGTTTGTCCTGTTGCTGGATCAGTATGACTAACTATATAAGCCCGTACAGTAGCTATTTCAGAAGCGGAAGGAACTATTGGGGACTCAGCATCCCTGACAAAAGCACACCCAACAGTCCCCGCCCCATTATACAAAGGGAAAACCCACGCCCTAGAAACTCCATCAACTTCTAACTGCCATACTTTATAATCATTTTCAGCACCACCATGAGGAGGATTACGCTTTCTAGATAATATTTTATTACGCCAATCCTCAACGTCTTCGATATCTCCACCACCATTTAAACCATCACTATCAACCGCTGTATTAGCGTCAACCCCATCAGGAGGAGAAGTAAATATTAATACTGTAGCGGCTGATTGATTACCATCATCCCCGGCTAATTGGGCTGTAATGGCTAAAGTAGCGATACCAGCGGCCACCGTTACATCTTCATCAACTGTATAAATCTGACCATCATCAGCACTTAATTCTAACCCTTCTGTGATTATTAAACCGTTTGTTCCTGTAGCTACTGTATTACCAGAAGCGGTTCCAGCTTCATCCCTATCTATTCCCCATTCTATACCGTGATCCCTTAGCCCAAATTCATCAGCCTTAGAAACAAAGGTTTGCTTAGCAATATAATCTAAATAACCATAAACTAAATGATTAGCACCGGCTTGTACTTTAGCTAATACACGCAATACAGAACGCCTTAATAATGTACTCGCACCAGTAACCCTAGTTTGAATATCCGTTAAGGCTCTAGTAACTAGCTCTGATAATGATGGTCTGTCAAAAGGCATATTATTTACTCAGCTTGTGTTGCTTCAAATTTAATTTTTCTAGAAACCCTTTCATAAAAAAACCTTAACCACCACGCCCCTATTGGTTTAGGGGGCCTTTCGTTTTCATGATGATACCCACCATTAACCCCCTGGAACTCTTCTTTATAAGTTGGTAGCTGGATATGCATTTGTTTATCAGTGTATTCAACACCTTTTTCTGATAACCTTGATCTATAAATAGGAAAGGCCCATGATTCATGAATATGACCACTTAACAATATATGAGCATCAGGATAAACGACCCCTCTTCTTTGTGTTCTTAATATCCCTTTAGTTACCGGAGCGTTTGAGTTTGACCCATGAGTATAGTAAACATTAAAAGATTGCCTAAATTTACTTTTACCATCATCCTCAAACAATAATCTAATCCAGCCCCGATAACCCCCCTGTATAACTTTAGAACCTAAATTATTTAATCGTTTTACTAATCGTTTAGTAAGGTCCGTTTCTAGTCTTCTTAATATGCTGGTTTCATGGTTCCCGGCAGCTAGTAAAGCGAATAAATCAGCATAAGGCCCAAATAACTTTTCCCCTGAATCAACTAATGAATCTAAATAATCAGGAACATTATTTTCTTCTCTTATATCGCTTTTCCTTCCCCTTGGATCGAACTTTCCCTGCATAGCGCAGTAACAATCCCCTACATCTAATACAAATGCTTCTCTCTCTTTTGCCATATCTAAATGGCGCTTTTGCATCCCTCTATTTGATTTAGGATTATCAAAATGCCTGTCAGCTGAACATAAAGCCCATTGCTGCCATTCTTTATTGCGTTTTAAATCTATTCTAATCGTTGCTGTTGTTTCATTGGTCTGTTCGGTTTCCCATGTCATTTCATAACCGCTTCAATTAACAGCACTTTAAGTTTGTATAGTATCGATACAAACTTAATCTTCTTCTAAAGTTGCGAACCATTCTGAATCAAAACTTATATTCAATTTATTTCCATCAGCCTTAGTAATTTCAGCTTGTAAGGCTAATATATAATCATTATTATATTTTTGTTTTTCTCCTGTTACTAATACATCTTTAACAATTCCATCTTCTTTCATCCATTCTAAAGCCGCTGTACCGTAGTCTATACCGGCTGTAATGTTCTCTTGAGTGGTTTTAGCTCGATTCAATAACCACAATTTAGAACCTATTTCATCACCCACTACTACAGGGTCCACTAAATCACCCCACCAACCTCTTTTATCTATAAATTCTGAATCAGCATTAGGTATATCATCTTCATCAGAAGCCCTTTGATCAGTAAACCAGCTAATTAAAACGGCTGTAGCTAATCCTTCATCAGTATTAAAATCATTATCTTCAAAGATGAAATCTCCTTCAAACAGATCGTTATCCCATCTTATTTTTAAGTCTGTTGTCATGCTACCACCGTTTTACCAGGGGTTACAGCAGCGCCACCGGCTGTAGCGGCTGATAAAGATCCTTTAATATAAGTATCAATTGCATTAGCTATATCAGTTGATATCTGTAAAGCGTCATCATCTCGGCCTACTCCAGCAACAAAAGCAGCTTTTAAGGATGTGATTAAAGTAGCTTTATCTAATGCCATTATATAGTACCTTTAATAGTTGCTAGTTTGGCTTGTATGTCCTGTAAAGCCGTTTCTATTTTAAATAATTTCCCGGTGCTGGCTGTTCCTGTTAGGTCTACTGGTTTTTGTAATTCAGTTAATAACTTATCAAATAAATCTAATAACTCATTGCCATTATCTTTATTTCCTATTGCTACTTTACCGCCAGAACACTTAATCCTAGCGTCATCTTTATCATATAAACAAACATCACCTTCTATTAAATCTGTTGGTCTGTATTCATCATCCTGAATCATTATTACAAAAGCATTAGACCTAGAACCATCAGGGCTTACTATAACACATTTAGCGGTATCAGTTTTAGGATAAGTCTCAAATCCGTAAGGTTGTGCTCGCTCTATATCAGTTAATTGCCCAAACCAATTCATGCTTACACGCTGAGGATTAGCCCTTGAACCTGAATCATGAAAGCCGGTTTTCCCCTCATTATTAACCTTAGTTAATATAGCTTTGCCTATTAATAAGAAGATTTGGCGCTTAATCGGATTTAAAAAACGTGTTAAATCACCTAAATTCATCTTTTTATTGTTGCAATTAGCTCTTTAACTTCACCCACTTCTTTAATAAATTCTATTCTTTGTTCTGTATTTATAGCCTTATACCCCTGTAAATCCACATATAAAAGACTAAATAATGATCCCCATAAGCCAATTAATACCACCATTAAAGCAGCAAAGGCACTTATAGGCAGCATCCTGTTTATTTTAGAAAAAAGTGTTTTAAAATTATCTTCATATCTGGCCCTGTCTTCCTGATCCGTCATAATCCCTCAGCAAATGATTTTAAAGGCTTCGTGAGCTATGAAATCTACTATTATTTTTCTGCTTTATAACTGTTGGGCTTTTACTTCCCATCGGCCTGTTGAAAGCGTTTAAACCATCTGTCTTTTTAATCGGTACTCGTTCTTTTAATATAAAAGTATCTGGATGAACTAGACTCATTGTGGTTAATTCACCCCCAGTTCCATCTAAATTTAAAGCTAATCCAGCTATTAACAATTCAGCATTAACACCTATTTTACTATCAAACATCTGGACTAAACCGTTAAGAGGCCATATTTTGCCGTTTGTTTGTGTCCATTTTCTTACTTGTGTTTCTACCTTCCTTGACGCCCCCATTCTAATACGGGCTTCCCATGCTGCTTTTTTCTGACAAGCCCCGATAGTGGCGTGTTCCCCCAACATTATAATATATGGTCTTACTCTTTTTTCCTTCATGTACTCATCTTCAGCTTTCCCTTCAGCAATCAGGTTAGAATTGAAAGCGGTTGTTATAGATTGACCCTCAGCATAGTAAACAGAATATCTATCTTTTACTGATCTGATTACCCGATTAGCTTTAATATTAACACCAACTTGTAAATCATCATTAGCCTTTGATACACCTGCCCTCGTAAGGAATAGATTTCCGTTTCCTGTAGTGATAGGAAGCACCCCGACTAACTGGCATAAATAAGCTATTTTTTCATAAACAGGTGTGGCCAAATCCATTGTTTCTTTAGCTATAGGCTGAAACAAATCAGGATAAATTAATAAAGCTGAATCTAATTCAACAGATATATTGAAAGGAGCGCATAACTTTTCTATTATCTGAAGAAAAGTCTGGTTATTAAATTCACTTTTCCCACCTTTATTACCTGTCAAAGTATTGTTTAGAGCTGTTAAAATAGCCTGATCAACCTCTTCAAACGGGTTGTAATGGCAATCTACTAAATCACCTGTCTTATCCCTACCGCTAAACGTTACATCATGACTAGATACGCTGTACCCATCGCTTATATCATCAATATACCCAGTTAAAACCCTTTCATCAGCTATATCAACAGTGCATGGATCGCCTTCTTCAATCCCCCACTTTTCCCCTTCTCCTGCAAATCTATTAGAGGTTGTAAAAGAGAATGAACCAGATATATTAGCTATAGAACGATTAATAGATATTGATTTCCAGCTGTTAAACCTACGGCCATTAACCCTTAATATGGCTCTAGTTTCTACTGGATCAGCCAAGCCTGTTGGTAATGCTGATAAAGCTGCTATATCAACCATTATTCACTCAGTATATTAATCGTTTTGCCACCAGGAATAAAACAAGGATTCAGAATCAATAAAGGGTTTCTATCAATCAATTCCTGATCCCTGCTTAAATCTTCATACCTATCATAAGCTAAAGTAAGCGTTGATAACACTTCAGGCCCTACATCATACTCTACTATCTGAGCTAATTCAGCCCCGATAATATCCATTGACTTTTTAATACCTGATTTTAATCCTTTTACACTTTGATAGATTTCATCATTACTAAAACTAATATTATAATTAGCTAACGTATCATCACCAGCTTCAGCCCCTAGATAATCTAAATAATCATCGATTAAACCAGTAATCAAAAGTAATAAATTATTAGCTGCATCTTGACTTGTATAAACAGTTCTTACAGCTATCCTACAGGCAGCTATTAAGCCTTGAGACCTCATTAGGTTAATAAGGGCTTGCTGGTTAGCTTGATCAGACGCTGAAGCCGGAGAAACCACACTGATAACTGGTAATTCATTACCAAACGTTGATAATCCTGCTGCTGCTGTAGCTAAAGCCGTTCCCTCTGTTTGACTTAACTCATCTGGATTTCTATCAGCATCAAGAGGGTTTTGGACCCTGCCAGAACAGCCACCTAATATATCCCTTGATACCGTGTCTTGCAACATACCAGCAGCAAAAAGAAAGGAATCAAATCCACCGGTTATAGCATTAGCTAAGGCACAGGGGGTTCCTAAAACGGTTCCCGCTAACGTTGTTGCCGCTAATACAATCCCTGTAGCCGCTGATATAACCGATCCTGGTAAGCTTTTTAACTGTCTTACTTTACCAATTATATTCTGCATCCCTGCCGTAATACCAGCTGACAACTTTTGTAAATCAGCTGTAGCATCCATAGCTGATTCAAAAGCATCCAATAAACGGTTACTAGAATCTTTAGCCACAAGGTCCATAGAATCTTTTGGTGATGCCGTTTCAGTAAAAGGTTTTTCTTGCTTAACTTCCTTAAACGTCATCTGAAAACGAGCAATACCGCCTTCTCTACTCGTTTCTGTCATCCTAGCAGAGCCGTTTAACGCCACGCTCTTGTTGCCAAAATACCTATGTACTAATTGACCTGGACCCTCTTCCTTTAGTGCTGCAATTAATATATCTCGATCAATAAAATAATTAAAATCATTATCTTTATTGGCTAACACATAACCGGTTATAGAAAACCCATCAGCTAAGGCCCCTTGGTCTTCTACTTCAGCATCATCCCTAAATGGGAAATCATGAAATATGTTTTTCCTTCCAAATTCATAATCATGACTATCAAAAAAGAATTTAGCCCCTCTAAAACTTGCTGGTCTTAAAGTTTCTCTCCAAAACATATCAATTAAGCTCCAAAAGCAAAGATAGGACCAACATAAGCTTCATTTTCAACATTCACTTTACCGTTACCGTTTACATTTGTAACCAAAGCAGAAGTATCTTTTTCAGCCAGCACTTTTACTGTAATTTCTGTATTCATACCTGTACCAAAAGCCCCCAATCCAGCAGCTATTCCCATATTTTCTGATATAAAATTAGGGTTTTTTCTTAGCATTTCTGTATTAGCTGCTTCAGCTTGTCTAAACCCGCCTAAACCTCCTTCAGTAGCCTTTGCTATATTGGTTGTTTGCGCTCTTTTTTTCTGTCCTGCAAGTTGCATCAACTTAGCAACGCCCACTGTAATCCCTAATACAGCAGCGGCCACAGCAACCATAGGTAAAGTTATTGCCCCTATTGCTATAGCTGCTAAACCTAAACCAATTAATAAAGGCCCGACAATAGCAGTTACCCCGGCTAACGCTAAACCCCACTTAGTTATTTCAGGATGCGTTTGTACAAATAGCCCTATACCACTCATTAAATCTGCTAAATCACGCACTAACCCCTCTACCACTTTCCCAAACTTCCCTTCAGTAAATGCTAAATTCAATCCTTTCCAGGCCGACCCTAATTTATCTAAAGCCCCTCCCAATCCAAGCTTCATTCTTTCTTCTAACCTTTTTGTTATACCTAAATTTTCCTTATTCTTTTTTGTTAAATCCTCCACCGCTTTAGACCCTTGACCTAGTAAAGTGACTAATCTAGGCCCCGCCCTATTGCCAAATATAGTATAAGCGGCTGTTTGCATCTGTGTTGATGTGGCTCCTTTTCTTTGTGCATTTTCAAATTCCTTCATTACGCCAATAATATCTTTAATTGATCCATCAGTATTAAATAATTCAAGTTCTAAAAAACGCATCTGCTTTGTAGCTTCTTTTGTCGGCTTAGCTAATTTAGTCATAAGCACTTTCATGGCTGTCCCAGCCTCAGCGCCTTGGACACCGGCATTTCCTAAAACACCTAAAACAGCTGCCATTTGCTCGATAGGTATGTTATTTATTGAAGCTATCGAACCTACATTTTTTAAAGCTTCCCCCAACTGAGGAAGAGACACATTAGCATTAGTAAAAGTAGACACTAATACATCATTAATTTTACTTAAATCTTTTGCCTTTGCTCCATAACCCGACATAATATTAGTTACAATATCAGCAGCGGTTCCCATATCTAATTGTGCTGCTGCTGCTAATTGTAAGACTTTAGGTGTTGCAGCTATAATCTTATTAGCATCAAAACCAGCCATGCCCATAAATTTCATGGCCTCACCAGCTTCAACAGCTGAAAATCGTGTAGTTGCTCCTAATTTCTGGGATAAGTTTTTAAGCTTTTCAAACTCCTTTCCAGTTGTATTAGTAACAGCGCCCACCATATTCATAGTGTCCTGGTACTTCGCGCCCATTCTTATAGCGTTCACTCCCAGAGCAATTAATGGGGCTGTAACGGCCATAGACATAGTACGTCCAACGCTTTGCATCTTCTTACCGACTTTCCCCATATTAGCATGGAAGCCTTTAAGACCTTGAGCTGACTTGTCTATGAATCGTAAGATTACACTTAAATCAAACTTTGCCATTATTTTAAATTCTCTTTAATCCAATGTAGGCCATTATTCCAAAATACTAAATCTTCTACATATAACTCATTAATTTCACTAGGCTGGAAATGGTAAATATACCCAACCACCAGCATCATTTCTTTTACGTTTCTACTTGTGGCCCCAACTCGGATAAAAAAGGTGTTACAATTCCCCCCACTATATTTACTAGGTCCACAAAATCTAACTCATCAGCTATTGATTCATCTATACTAGCCATAGCAGCGATAATTGGAATAAATTTAGTAGGGCTTATCTGCCCACCTTCAAAACATTCATCAGGAATTAATTTAGCATGTTTAGCTTTCATTCTATCTACTAAATTCAATTCTTTTATTTCGTGTTCTGGCTTATCTGGAGTAGCTGGGATAATAATGGGATGTTTTAATGGATAATTCATTTTATTTAGGGGCTATATGGGTTTAGATGGGCTGTGAGCTTAAAAACTTTTAAAACTAATACCTGACTATAGGTTTGGGATAATTTTAAGCTCAAAGCCGTTTAAATTAACTAATAAGTACCTTCAGTCCAGAAAGCACCGATAAACTTAACTGGTGTTTCACCTTCACCACCAGTTACTGAAAAGTTTCTAGTACAAGTTCCTTCAGTCATGGTGTAGACTTTACCTTTGCCACGACTTCTAAAAATAACCGTTCCATTTTCTCTAACTGCTGCTAGATCACTCAAACTAACATCATCACGGTCAGTTATAGTTACTTCCAGCATTGCCACAACAGGCTCTTCAATAAATCCATGAAGCCCATTATCACCAACCACTTCTTTTAGCTCGTGATTAGCTTCACCACTTAAACCGATACCACTAGCAACGGCACCAGCTTTATTTAAAAGAGGGACACCGTTTAAAATAACTTCAACCGCCCCTGTAATCCTTCCAGCCATTATATCTCCTTAATTAAAGAATGAACTGGAATAAACCAGCTAAAATGTTAAAC